CTCCACGTATTTGTTAAACCTGAGTTCCCTTCTCAGTTAGCCTACGACCCACATACTATGTTATGCGTAAATGCCAGACGATTACCTTCTTCATTGGAGGATTGGCTGAAAAATTGAATGTGTTAATTCACCTTGCGACAAGTCCCTTCTAAGGACATGATCAATTTCAACGGACCTTCTTCAACGGAGGATACACGCTAGTTACACATTACACATGCGACATAATGATACCTTGGAGTACCAAGATGCCACCATAATACATGAGTGATAGACAAAATCTCGATCAAGAGCAATCGAGTCTTCCCCCTTACGGGAGGGATCTTTCTAGGGACGGTGAGATTGAAACTATAAAGTATCTCTCAATGAGATTCAAAACGTATTAATACTTTTGAAACCCACCTTGCCGAGTAGGTGACCTACCTACATTTTTGGTTTCTTCGAAATCAAAGGAAGATAACGGTTAAATCTAAAATGGACCAGATCTAAAGGATCAATCAGCCGATTTTCATCGCGATTATAAATCTCCATACTTAGTTTACCGTAAGCTGCGCAATTGCGTTCAGCCAAGCGAAAATTCGCTTTCTCTTTAAATGCTCTCTCTTCTTCGCCAATACATTCTTGCAAATCATCAACCTCCACATCTTTATCAAAAAGAAGGGCTATGGTTAATAACTTATATATCTTAGAATATTCTTCTTCAATATTGCAAGTTAACTCCTCGGAGCAAATATCTTGATAATGAGCTTCTCCTAACCAGGAGACCTGACTCAAATACCTATCATTCACAAGGCGATGGAGACGCCACTCGTCGGGCGTTTTTAATTGTTTGACTGGTTTTTCACCATTAGAAAGCTTCTTCCTCATATAAAATGAAAGAGCACAATCTTGACTACTTACAGGGTGATAACGGGGACTAAGTCCAAGTCCGCCAAGCCATTCTGGTAAAAACCATTTAGCTAACCCACAGGTTGAATCAAGCAGCTCTCGATGAATTCGAAGGAAAGATGCATCTGCTTCTTCTATACAAATTTCTGGACAGGTACGGAGGAGTTCACGGTGGACACAACCAATATTGGCAAGAGTTTTACCTCTTTTAAAGCCAGACTTTGATTGACCATACAACAAACCACAATTGACGAACTTTCGTTCAGACCAAATATAGCGTTGATTATCACCACCCATGAGTTCTTTATCATATAATTTTGAATCAATTACACAAAACTCCGAAGAGAAATAAGTCTTACCAACAGAGGATTCCAAGCCCCCAAAGGCTGTAACTTTTTCCCAAACCGAACGAATTCGGCTACGATTACCAGAAAAGATGCAATCATCACCATTAACCCTCAAAGGTATATTCCCGTCTAAACGGTACTCACGGTGATTAGAGATCTCCATTGCATGCCTACAAAGCGCAGCATTTGCGATACATAGAAAGGGGAAAGAAATTATCGAACCCATCAACTGGCCTTCCTTCTGGGGAAGCCATTTAGGTACCTTTCCATCTTCATCTCTCAAGTTAGGGAGTAACTCGGGAAAATCAGACGAATCGGCTGATGAGTTCTGAAAAATATGTCCTGTAAGACAATCTCGTACCATCTCAGACAAATCCTCAAAAAAATTCAAAGGGAGAAGTTCTAATTCCTCCGGAGGAAAATTCTCTCGGATTAGTGGCATAAGTGCACCACATATAGTCTCAGAGACCCACGAGTGGAGATTATCCGTACTAGCTTTGTAATCGCCAGAAACAATGATGTCCTCAAAGGCAAGGTTGCCAAAAAGGTGATTTATGAGGTTTTCATCATCAGGTTTCCCGATTAACTCAAAGACAGGGTTATTTTTCAAATTTCTCCACAACCACTTCTGTAGGGGCTTTAAGCAAAAATACTTCAAAGCAGGTCCCTTACTGATGACTCTTACCTTAAAAGGTTCAGGGAGTCCAACAGCACGTACACAGGGCGCCTCGTCTACAGCATCAGGCCAGACCTTCCAATACAATTTCTTGTAGAGGTCCACGATGTTTGTGGTGTCAATTGTTGCACCTATTGATTCTTTCACTTGTTGTTCTTCTGACGACCATTCCCATAAGTACTTGGCCCAATCATCATCTAAACGGTCTTGCTCTTCTTTCGTTTTACTACTACGGAAATCAGCCATTCTGTGCCGAAGGGTAACAGGAATCTCACGAAAACTAACTAAATTAGTTACACGGAGTTCCTCCCAATATTTCTGTAGAGAGCCCACCTGACCGCCTGCTCCTCTCGAATACTCAAAGTTAGCTTTGGTAGAGGGGAAGCTAGGTTCAACAATATCTTTGTATGTGAATTTCTTCTTTCCAAAAATCTCTTTTGTGGATCTAATCAGCTCATTTTCAATAAGAGCTCGAGTTATCCGGATTTTAGAAGGAAGCATACCTGATTCTTCTTCCCATTCATAGCCTATAGGTTTAAATTCCGACCGTCCAAAAATACTAAGATCATCTAAAATGATATCAGTTTCTTCAGAAACTTTGGGCTCGGAAGTAAGCTGTCTAACAGTTTTTACAACAGCGGCTTGAACCATACTCTCAGGGACCTTCGGGGACCCTTTCTTAAAATGGAGTATAGAATGTAGAAGTGAATACAGTAAAGACTTACCACGTCGATTTGACTCAACACAGTTGTGTACAAGGGTTAAGAACCACCGATGCACATGTCCACCCACCATAAT